TGGGAGTTCTTATGTACTGACAATCAACCAATCCGACTTGAAGCTGCTGAGTGTGACTTTGATGTTGGCGAGTTAGAGAATGTAGGACAACCAGCACAGGGGTAATATATGAATGTAATTAGTGAACTACACAAAAAGATGGAAGGTTCTTTTGAGATTGATCTTGGAACTATTCATAACTTTTCCGATGGTCTATATGCAAAACAAATGTTTGTTCCAAAAGGGTATTTTGTTGGACAACATGCACATACATTTAGTCATTTAAGTATTCTTGCAAAAGGATCAGTCATTGTTCGAACAGACACTACTGAACAACACTATACTGCTCCAGCATGTTTAGAGATTAAAGCAGGTATTAATCATGCTATTGAAGCTCTTGAAGATACTGTTTGGTTTTGTATCCATGCAACTGATGAGACTGACCTTACTAAAATTGACAATATCTTAATTGAAAAACCTAATGAACTTTGATTTTAACAATGGACGATTAGTTCCTAAAAAAGATTTTAGATTAGTTGGGTATGGGTTTGATGTCTTACCGTATATGGCTCAACTAAATGCTCATCCTGAGTTGTGGGAAGAGAGCCGGGATTTCCGTAAAGTACCTCGTTACAATGGAGAACTATCCCCACATAGAGAGTCTCAAGATATATGGGTACGTCATCAGAACTACGATAAGCTAGGTGCATATGATACTGAAGAAGGTAGAGAAAGTATTATGCAACCAGCCATCTCTGAATGGTACCCAGAGTCTTTAAAGCTACCAGCAGCTGTTGATATGGCAGAAGCTGTCTGTAGACACTTAGGTGCTATACAGTTAGGTGGTAGTTACGTTATTAAAATCCCTGCAGGTAAAAAGGTATACCCCCACAGTGATTGGTCTTGGCACAGTACTTATTATAATAAGTATATGGTCATTTTAAAGACACAGCCTGGTGCTGTGTTTGGTTGGGAACGTAGTGGAAACCTTATTCCCTGTATTGGGGATTTATGGAACTTTGAGAATGATACAAACCATTGGGTTTATAACGACTCTAATGAAGACGTGTTGATTGCAACTTTTAGTGTTCGCACATTCAACATGGATCGATGTGAAGCCTTCAAGAATATAAAGGAAGAATAATTATGCCAGCAGCATGGGTAAGTGCCGGAGCGGCGGTATTAGGTGTAGCAAATTCAATGGGTGCTTTTGGTGGTGGCGGTGCTGGTGGTGGTGGTACTGCAACTCAAGGACAGATTGATCCCTATGGAGCAATGGGTGGTCGTGATCAAGCGGCCAATCAGTTAATGAATTTAGTTAATAACCCAAGCAGTGCATTAAGTTCAGCTGGTTATCAACAACAACTGCAACAAGGACAAGCAGCTCAGCAAGCTGCTGGAGCAGCTAGTGGTACACTCCAATCAGGTGCTCAAGCTAATGCTCTTCAGAGTATGGGTCAGAATACATTTGGTGCTTACTATCAACAGATGCTTGGTAACCTTGGTTCTTTGTCTGGTGCTACTTCACAGACACCTAGCAGTGCAGCTAGTGTTCAGAATCAATCTGCTATTGCAAGTAACAATATGTTACAAAACCAAAGTGCTACTTTGTTAGGTCTTGGTGGATATTTATCAGGACAAGCTTCTAATTTGTTTGGTGGTAGTGGTAGTAGTCAATATGCACAAGCAAACCAACAAATGTCTAATTGGAACACTCAAGACTTTTCAGGCAACAGTTATTCTGCTGGCATGAATCCTATGAATATTGTTAGCGATTAATAAGGACTAATTATGCCAGGAATATTTAGTGCGTTTACAGATGCACAAAAAGCAGGGCAAGAGTTTGGGGATAGTGTTGCTGCCTCTAAAGACCTACAACAGGCAATGCAAGAAACACCTAAAGACGAGTCTGGTAAAGCTGACTTGTTTACAACATACTCTAAAGCAGGTCAGATTGCTATGCAGTCTGGACAAGTTAGGGTTGCTGATAAGTTGCTTAAGCAAGCCAATGAATACAAAGGTGATGCTCTTAAACTTAAACTTGATGAAATGAAAGTTCAGAGTGCACAACTCGAGCGTTTTGAACAACATATCCAGGGGTTAAACACTCCAGAAGAGTTTATAGATTCTATTAAACATAGTGAACTTCCGCTAGACCAACAGATGCAACTTATGACTTTGGCTCAAAAAGACCCAAAACAGTTTAAAGAACTTATGTTAAAACAAAGTATGACTGGTAAAGAGCGTACACAGGTCGAGATGAAAGTTCTTGAGGAACAACGAAAAAAAACACATGATGAAGCTGAGGTAAACCATTGGGCTGATCAAAATCGTATTCAAGCTATTAATGCTTCTGGTAAACTTACTCCTGCTGAAAAGAAAGCAGAGAAGGTTGAGGAACATACACAGGGTCGACTTGAAAAAGCACAAGATACACTTACTGCTGAGAAGCGTAGAATACGTAACCTTGATCCTAAGAAGTTTGATAAAAAAGCAAAAGATGAACTTATAGCACAAGCTGAACTTGATTATGAAGAAGACACTGCCAGTTTAAGAAAACCTGAAGCTGCTCCAACTAAACCTGATGTAGCTTCTGTTACTGATGTTGACAAGAATAAGTTAATATCTCTTAATAAAGAAGGTAAATTAACTAAGGGTCAGAAAGAAGAGTTTGATAGTCACTATGGTCCAGGTGCAGCTGATAAGATTTTAGGTGGTGCTAAAGGCCCTGCAAAAGCTGAACCTAAAGAACAACCTAAACCAGAAGCTAAAAAAGAATTAACGGATGAAGAACAGTTGGCTGAAGATTTATCTAAAGCTGCTGGTGTTCAAGAACGTAATGCAATTCGTAACGATTATAATATCAGGCAAGATCGTAAAGCAGAACAAGCTAAACAAAAGGCTATTGCTGCTAAAGGGAAAGAAAAGACTGAAGCTGCAGTTGCTAAAGCACAGAAACAAGGTTTAGTCCTTTCTGGTATGTCTGGTACACAGCTTAAGTTTGTTGATCCAAAAACTGGTAAAGAAGTATTAGAATCTGAACTATAAAAGGAAGTCACATGGCAACGTTTGAAGGACCTGCACAAGTAACTGCAGCATCAACTGGTACCTTTACAGGACCTTCTACAGAAACATCTACAGAATCTAAATCAACATTCTCTGGTCCAGTTAAAGCTAAAGTAGGTGGTATTCAGGCTGAGGTGCTTGAAGTGCTTGATGGTGACACTGCTAAGGTACGTCTTCCTTCAGGTCGAATTAAGTCTATTCGTATCGCTGAGATTGATGCTCCTGAAATATCACACGATAAACGTGGTGCTCAAGCTGGTGGTGATGAAGCAACTAAAGAATTATCTAATCGCATTGGCGGTAAGAAGATCTCGTTGTCAGGCTTAAAGGGTGATCCATACGGACGCTTTGTGGCTTCGATAAGTGTTGATGGTATGAATGTTGGTCAAGACATGCTGGATAAGAAAGTCGTTCAACCATATGGTCAAGAACGTACTTTCTTTGGTAAGCTTGCTGGTGATCCAGTCACTCCTAAAGAGTGGCGTGATGAGGGTATTGCTGATGCTCAAGGACACTACAGCTGGGATAGGCTTAAGAAGCATCCTATAAGCGCTGTAGCGGGCACTGTAGCCTCTGTGGTAGACCTAGCTACTGGTTTGCCTGAGTGGGCCTCTAGAACCGCTTTAACAGGCGCTGGTATTGTTAAAGAAACTTTGACTGGTGTTGACAAAGCTGGTAGTGAAAAGTCCCTTAAAAAGGCTGAAGAGTTTGCTGACAAGTATACCAAAGAGTTTCATATGGATGCTCTTACTGGTTTAGCTGGTCGAGCTGCTACAGCTATGGGTGCTGACCCAACAATGATTGGTCATGCATTTGATCCTGTATCTAAACTATACCAAGCAGGTCAAGAAGCTTTACAAGAACAAGGAGCTAAGATTGGTATTGCTCCAGCTGCTACACAGTTTGCTATGGATAACATTGTAGCTATTCTTACTCCTAAAGTAATGGGTAAGGCTCATGAAGTTCTTACTGAAGGCAAACCTACTCCGGAATATGTAAACGAATATCGTGCTCGTAAAGAAGAGCAGTATGCACAAGCTGAAAAGAAAGCGTCTGTAGAGGTCTTTGGTGAAGATGGTAAACCTGTTAAGGTTGGACAACCAGCAGCTTTAACTGAGACAGCTATTCGTGATAAAAAGACTGGCGTTGTTGAACGCATGGGTCCTAAGCATGATGAAGCCCGTAAAGCTGAAACTAAAGACACACATGAACAAGGATTCATTGATGCTGATGGTAACTTCCTTGAACGTAAAGATGCCCTTACTAGGGCTCAAGAAACTGGTCAAGTAGCAAAAGGTAAGAAGCTAGATTTTCCTGATGAGGGATTGCATAGTGGTGACTTACGTGATTCTGGTGATCCTCGTTTCCAAATAAAGGAAAAGAAAGTACGTACTGAGGAGCAAGTTCGTGAAGAGCTTGTTGATGCCGCTACTGATGCTCACATGCAAAAGATTAGTAAAGCATTTGATCTTCCTGAGTTGGTTACTGATATTAAAGGACGTAAACTACAGGCACCTAAATCTTTAGGTTTAGAGAAACTTCCTGGTGTTGTGAAAGAAGAGCCTACTAAATATGCTAAATGGGCAGAAGATCTTAAAGATACTTTAGGTGTTCTAGTTCGTGGTGAGATTAAAGATGGTCTTGATACCCATTTTAAAGCTTTAAAGATGTCTAATGATATTATGCCATCTAAAGAAGGCCGTGAGCGTGTTTGGCGTGCAATTCAAGAAGGTAGGGCCGGTGAACTTACTGGAGATGCTAAAGAGTTATACGAATATCACAAAGCAAAAGTACAAGAACTTTGGGAAGCAGCTAAAGACCTTGGTGTTATTGAGGGATATATTGAGGACTATGCAGCACGGCATATTGATATGGAACATCTTTCTCCTGCTGAAAAAGAAGCGGTAATGAAAGAGATTGGTAGTGCTTATCCAGCGCTGCGCCCAACCACAAAGCATAGTAAGACACGTACTGTGACAGACTTTGGTGAGCTTAAAAAGATTATGGATAAACATGATCTTAAGTTTACAACTGAGGATTTAGCTGAGTCATTTAGATTATATGCTAATTCTGTCTTACGTGCTATTCGTGATACTAGAAAGTTAAATGCTTTAAAAACAACACGAGTAAGTGGTCTTCCTGTTCTTATGGAAATTGGTGGACGTGAAAAGATTCCACCAAACTACAAGCCTGTAAAAGGTGCTGGTATATATGAGAACTATGCTGTTCATCCTGATATCTATGATGCTGTAAAGCATCTTATTGGTAGCAATGATCCTGGTGTAATCCTTAAAGCTGCTTCTACTTTATCAGGAGCCATTAAACGGGTTGCAGTGGGATTCTCATTGTTTCACTATGGTACATTGAACGTAGCTAATTTCCTTAGCAATAAACCAATGCATAGTCTTGAGTCTTTTCTTAAGACAAAGGGCGGTTTAAAGCGTGAGAGTTTACTTAAAGATCCTACTACAGGTCTTTTAAGTGAGGAAGCTAAGTTTCAGATTGATAACGGAGTTACATTCGGTATTATATCTGACTCTGGTGTTGGTGCTATGGATGCTATTGCTAAGGCTGCTGATAGTCTTCTTGGTAAGGTTACTGGTAAGAACTACAATCTAATCTATAAGGCAACTGAACCAGCTCGTAAAGTACAAAAAGTACTTGATCATATGACATGGGAAATTACTCATGATGGATTAAAGTATCTTGCTGCACAAAAGAAATTAGAGATGGCTAGATTAAATCATCCAGACATTCCAGATGCTGTTCACATGAAAGAGATTGCAAAGAACATTAATAATACATTTGGTGGTCTTGATTGGTTTAGTGTTGCACGGGAAGGTAATAGTAAACTGACAGAGAAGCTTAAGATGGCTGCTTATAGTCCTGAAGGACGTATGGGCTTGCAGGTTCTTATGTTTGCTCCTGATTGGACGATGTCTACTGTTCGTGCTGTTACTCATGCGTTACCAGAGAAAGCTTTTGCTCCTGCTACTTGGGATTTATCAGCTGGATTACAAGGGTTATTACATCCATTAACTGAAGGTGATTATTCTAGACAGTATATGGCTAGGTTTGCTTTCACATCATTAACACTTGCTAATGGTCTTAACGTTGCTTTATCTGGTAAGTATATATGGGAAAATAAAGATCCATTTACTGTTGATCTTGGTGATGGTACATTCCTTAGTCCATTTAAACATGCGGCTGAGTTCTATCATTGGATAACAGATTTTGATAAGACATTTTATAACAAGCTTGGTTGGTTGCCTAAACAACTTACTGAAGCAGCTTACGATATTCGTAAAGACACCCCACTACAAGAGCGATTAAAGAATCTTGTTAAGGGTACTGCCGTTCCATTTACTGGATCTTCTGCAGTAGACGCCAGACGAACACCGGGTGAGTCAGCATCTGCCTTTGTGGGTATGCCTATTACAGGTGTTAAGGATAGACCAATGCCTAATTGGGAACGTATGAAGAAGAACTTTCAACGTAAACTTGGTATTAAAATTAAAGACGATACGGATAAAGAATGAAGATACTAATCATCGATGCATCAGGTGTATGCCTAGACTTTGCTTTACGATGCCAGAACTATGGTCATCAAGTAAAGTGTTTTATTAGACACAATAAGGATGGCAGTCGCTCGATGGTCGGTGATGGTGGACTCATTGAAAGAGTCTCTGAGTGGGAGAAGTATATGAACTGGGCAGATCTAATTTTCTGTACAGATAATATCTTTTACATTCATGGCTTGGAACGTTATCGTGATAAAGGTTATCCAATCATTGGTCCATCTATTGATACCAATCGTTGGGAACAAGACCGCATGCACGGTGCAGATGTAATGGAGAAGGCTGGTATTACAACCATCCCATCCACAGTATTCAAGAATTACGATGAGGCTATTAAACACGTAATGGATAATCCAAAGCGTTACGTTAGTAAGCCTATCGGTGATGGAGCCAAGGAACTATCTTACGTTGCTAAATCAGCAGCCGATATGGTCTTTATGCTACAGAAGTGGAAGAAGAGTAACGCATACAAAGGCGACTTTATCCTCCAAGAGTTCCACGGTGGTGTTGAATTTGGCGTAGGTGGCTGGTTCGGACCTGGTGGTTTCAACAAGCAGTTTTGTGAGAGCTGGGAATTTAAGAAGTTAATGAATGATGATCTTGGTGTCGCCACAGGCGAGCAAGGTACTATCGTTCGCTATACCTCCGAATCTTACTTGGCAGACCAAGTTCTCAAACCGCTTGAAGACTTTCTTCATGGCTTAGCATATACAGGTTATATTGATGTTAATTGTATCATTGACAAAGATGGCTTTCCTTGGCCTCTTGAGTTTACTATGCGACCAGGCTGGCCGCTCTTTCAGATTCAACAAGCACTGCATAATGGCGACCCCGCTCAGTGGATGCTCGACCTTATCAACGGTGAGGACACACTACGTACCAGCAAGGCAATTGCTTGTGGCGTTGTTATTGCTATCCCTGATTATCCTTATTGCAAGATAAGCAAGAAAGATAACTCTGGTTATCCTTTGTTTGGCTTGACAGAAGAGGACGTAGTCAACGATGTTCATTGTGCTGAAGTCATGTGGGGTAAAGCCCCAAGCATGTGTGACGGTGAAGTTAAGATGAACACACCTATGTTTGTTACAGCAGGTGATTACATCTGTACTGTATCAGGTAAGGGTGCTACTGTAAGCGATGCTCGTGATAAGTGCTATGGTACTATTAAGAAGAAGATTGAGATTCCTAATAGTGTTATGTATCGTACTGACATTGGTTGTCGTTTAGAGAAACAACTGGACGTGTTACATGAACATGGCTACGCTACTGATTGTGATTGGGAGTAATTATGGCTAAGAATTTGCTCCCCCCAATCCCACAAACACCTATTGGTGAAGAGTTCTCTTGGCGTGATTGGTTTAGAAACCTTGGTAACTACATTCAAGTAGCACAGACTGGTGGATCACCTTGGACTATTATTCAAGGTGGTACAGGATCAAGTACTGCAGCAGGAGCACGAGCTAACTTAGGTATTTCTACCGTAGGTCACACAGGAGCTTATGCGGATCTTACTGGTAAGCCTACAGGTTATAGTGGTACAATAATAACATCTAAGTTAACCCCTATTACTGGTTCTAATGGTAGTATGACTTTTGTCAATGGTATCTTAACATCTCAAGTACAGGCAACATAATAGATGAAGACATCACAGCAAGGTATTGAACAGATCAAGGAGTTTGAAGGCTTTAGATCATTCCCCTATCCAGATGTGGGTGGGAAGCTATCAGTAGGCTATGGACACCTTATAGTCCCTGGAGATGGATGTGTAGCAGGCTCTCCCATTACTATGGGACAGGCTACAACACTACTTACAGAGGATGTTGGTGAAGCAGAACGTTGTATAAATGCAACAGGAGTTGTTGTAAATCAGCAACAGTTTGATGCTCTTGTGTCGTTTACATACAACCTAGGTACATCAAACTTCCTTAAGTCTACTTTGTTAAAGTACCTTAAAGAGGGTGATATGGAGTCTGCTGCTATGGAATTCCCTAAATGGGATGAAGTAGACGGCAGAGATAATGAGGGGATCTTGAAGCGCCGAATGGCAGAGAAGAGATGCTTTGAAGGAGAAGGATATGTGGGATAAGATTAAGGCGTATGTCAAAGGAGCCTTTAAGTCCAAGACAATGTGGTTTAGCGGGCTTATAGGGGCCCTAGGAGCTCTTAACGATAACTCCCAATACCTACATGCCATGTTAGACGATGTGAGCTTTAACGAGCTTATGATCGTTATTTCACTGGCTATTGCTCTTCTACGGATTCTCACGAATAAGTCATTGGTGGACAAGTAATGTTCCCACTACCGATATCCGTATATGTTTATGCTATTATAGCTCTTGTAACTGGTGGTAGTTTGTGGTATGGACACCACGAACATAATGCTCTTGTTGCATATAAACAACACATAGCAGTCGAAGTCCAAGCGCAGACCGATAAAGTAGAACAGGAAAAGAAAGATGCTCAAACAGTTACCACTAATATTGTTGACGCTTATGCCGCTGCTCTTAACAGGGTGCAACACGATGGTTCCAGCGGAATGTTACGTGTTCCCAACACCCCCAGCCCAGCTTATGGCACCGTCTGCACTCCAGACTTTGTCAACGCAGCCAACGAAACAGAAATCCAACTAGAATACCTGAAGCAATGGGTAGAGGAACAGTGTAGGATTGGTTGTCAGAAGCCATAGAAAAAGCCACCTTTGCGGGTGGCTTCTTTATTTGTACTACGACTGTTGTTCAGTTACAACATGTTCTGCAGGCTCTGTATCAGGTTGCGGTTGTAGTGCCTGTAACTGTGGAATAGCTTGAGCTTTAATCTTGTTAACAAGCTCTTCACAGACTTCCATAGGAAGCTTACGTAAAGCACCTACAATTAACTCTACTTCTTGTACTGTATGGGTTAAATTAATCATTCTTTTTCCTCATGTTGATTAGTACCACGTACGACTTCACAAGGATAACTGTCTTCCGTCTTTTTAGCTTTAAAGATCTGATCCCAATTGTTGTCAAACGTCTCTTGGTCTTGCGGGGCAATAGGCTTGTCGCCTTTGCCACCGTCATGTCTACTTCTACGCATTACTTCTCCGTCATAAATATTACTCTAATAAAGATTAGATGGAAGATAACAATGGTGTACATTTTATTAT